GAGCCGGGCGCTCTGCATGTGGCGGCTTCATCACGCCGAGCTGCTCGGTGGTGAGCAGACGATCCTGCATGTAGCCAATCGCCGGCAAACCGCAGTCGAGGTGTTCCGTCCGGCTGGGTTGTGGGCCCAGGCGCAGTACGGCCGCCAGGCGGTCAAGTGGGGCAACAACAACACGCAGATTGAACTGCCGTCCGGGGATCGGTGGATTGTGCAGGCAGCCAACGAGAACGCCGGCGTTGGGTATTCGATCAGCATGGCGTTCATTGATGAGGCGTGGCGTGTGCAGCGGGATACGGTCGATGACGCGATCTGGCCGACGATGGCCGAGCGGGACAACCCGCAGCTGTGGCTGGTGTCGACGGCAGGTGACTCGAGGTCGGATCTGATGGCGGCGTACCGGCAGCAAGCCATCGACCAGATAGACGCGCCGAGGGACACGCTGATCCTGGAGTGGTCCGCGCCACCTGGCGCCGACATCGCCGAGGTCAGCACGTGGATGTGGGGATCGCCGGAGTGGAACACTCGCCGGAAAGCGTTCGTCCAGGGACAGTTCGAGAAAGTTGAACCCGATGCGTTCCGTCGGCAGTTCCTGAACCAATGGACAATCCTGGCCAACCATTGGCTGCCGGAACGTCACTGGACCGACACACAAACCGCGAACCAGGATCTACCGGCCGGCACTTGGCATGTGGCCGTGGAATCCGACTTCGACGGATCGAGCCACGCGGTCGCCGTCGCCGCGACCGACGAGCAGGGCCTGGTCCACGTCCGGGTCACGGCACACCCGACGCTCAAGGACGTGGACGAGCAGCTGACCCGACTACGGAAACAGAACCCGACCATGCACGTCCTGGTGACACCGGGGTACGCCGATCGGCTACGCACCAGGTTCGACGGCATGGTCGGGCAGCGGGAAGCGGTCGTTGCTACCCAGGTGCTCATGGATCTGTTCAACCGGCGATTGATTCGGCACGACGGCGCCAGCCTGCTCCGGGAACAGATCTTCGGGACCACGATCGCCAAACGGCAGCACGGTTGGGTCATGACGGCACCGAAGGGATCCGGCGGGGTGCACGCCGCTCGAGCGGTCATGTTCGCCGCGTGGGATGCCAGCAAAGCGCCACGCCCAATCGCGGTCATTCGGTCACGTGCACGGCGCGGGGCGTAGGATTCTGCCCGTGAGTGTGCTATCCCCCGTGCGCGCTCTCTCCGTCGTGCGGGAAGCAGAGACCCACCGTGCTCAGGTCAGCGCGGCGGCCGCCATGTCGCCGCCCCCGCTCGTACGGGAATCGACCCTGATCCAGTTGCAGATGCAGCTGAACAGACCGGGCACCGGGACAGTGCTCGAAGCTGTGGCGTTCCAGGTACCGGCGCTGGTCAAGGCGCTCAAGACCTACTCGCACACGATCAGTGCGTTCCCGTTGCGGCAGTACGTCCAAGGCGCCCAGGTCGTCACCAGATCGTTTCTGATGCAGCCATCCAAAAACACGACGTACGGTGCGGAAATGATGCGCCTGGTCAACGACCTGCTGCTCTATGACCGCGCCTATTGGCGCGTCATCGAGCGCACGTGGGACAACTTCCCGGCCGCCATCGTCCGACTGCCAGCCATCGAAATAATCGAAACGAACGGCGAGGTGCTGTACCGGGGCCAGCCCGTGCCACTCAACCAGGTCATCCGGTTCGACGGCGACGGACTCGGCGGCTGGCTGAAGACCGGGTACACGGCGATCACGACGGCGGCCGCCCTCGAGGACGCCACGTTCCGGTACGCCGAAGCCCCGCTGCCGCAAATGATCCTGAAGAACTCCGGTGCGGATCTGCCGCCCGACCAGGTGGACGCGATCCTCGAGGCGTGGGAATCCGCAAGGGCTGACCGCGCCACCGCCTACCTCAACAGCAGCATCGATGCGCAGCCGCAGGGCTGGAACGCCGCCGAGCTGCAACTGGTCGACGCCAAGAACGCGGCCGCGGTGCAGATCGCCCGGATGGCCAACCTCGATCCGATCTGGACGGGAGCCGGTGTGCCCGGCTCAAGCCTGACCTACTCCAATCGCGTGGACCTGTACCGGCAGCTGCTTGACACCGGGCTGACACCGGTGATGAACCTCGTCACGCAACGTTTGAGCATGAACGACGTGACGCCTCGAGGCCACACCGTGACCTTTGACACGTCGGTGTTCCTGCGCGGTAACCCGTCCGACCTGGCCAACCTGGTACAGACCCTGCTGCCGCTCGGTGTTATCACCGTCGACGAAAGCCGTGCCCTGATGGATCTCCCGATGGAGGTAATGGAGTGAAAACCCTCTACACCGAAACCGATCTGGTGTACGAGCTGCGCGAGGACCAGGCCGACGGCGACATCGTTGGCCGGATCCACGGCCGCGCCGTCCCGTACGGCGAGCCGACCACCGTGGGTGGCATGACCGAAGTGATGGAGCGGGACGCGTTCGACCCCGACGACGTGATCGGTAAGCCACTGGCCTACCGGCACGGCGAACCCATCGGCATCATCACGGCCGCCGAGAACCAGGCCGACGGCCTGTACATCGACGCCGACGTGATCAACACGACCGCTGGCCGGGACGCCGCCGTCATGCTGCGCACCGGCGCAAGCAAGGGCCTATCCGTTGGGTTCAACCCGATCACGATGGCCTTCAACAAGACCAAGGACGCAGTGAGGCACACCAAGGCTGCCCTTATCGAGGTCAGCCTGACCCACATGCCGGCCTATTCGGGCGCGGCAGTAACCGCAGTGAGAGAGGAAACACCAGAAATGACCGAGGTCATCGAGGCCGAGGCCCCAGCCTCGGACATGGAGGCACGCGAGCAGATCGCGCAGCTCCGGCAGACCGTCGCCGCCCTCGAGGCGAAGGCGCACGCCACCGGATCCGACATCGACCCTGAACTGGCTCAGTTCCGCAGTTTGGGCGAGTACGTCAAGGCCGTCAAGGACGGGCAGGTACAGTCCCGCGCCCTGGACGTAAGCAACCTGGCCGACGCGCCGGGCCTGGTCCCGCCGGTGTGGTTCCGGGAGATCAGCGGTGTTCTGGACCGTGGCCGGCCGTGCATCTCCGCCATCGGTGGCCCGACCCCGGTCGCTGGCGCTGGTATGACCGTGAACTGGCCGTACTTCGACGGTGACCTGTCCGCCATCGTGTCAACCCAGGCCAGCGAGAACACCGAGATCAACTCGGTGGACATCGACATCAAGAAGGGCACCGCAACCCTGCTAACCTACGCCGCCGGTAACCGGCTGACTTACCAGGTCATCGAGCGCACCGACCCGTCGTACGTCACCGCACACCAGCGGATCATGGTCGGCGCGTGGGGCACCGAAACCGACTTCGCCTACCAGGCTGGTCTGTGGGCAAACGGCACCAACGGCCAGGACTACGACTTCTCGGCTGACACCACTGGTGCAACGTTCCGCGAGGCCGTCTTTTCGGCCGCCGTTGACGTCCAGTCGGCCACCGGCCAGCCAGCCGAAGTCGTGTACGTCAACAGCGCCGTGTACAAGAAGATTGGCGGCTGGACCAGCTTCATGCCGGACTCGTACCCCGTGAGCAACGTCGCGGGCACGTTCAACGCACGGACGCTGAACCTGTCCGTCGCTGGCCTGCCCATCGTCCTGGCGCGTGAGTTCGCCACCGACGAGACCGAGGACGCCATCGTCACCAACCGCGCTGCTGCCGGATGGCTCGAGGACGGACCCCGGTTCGCATCCGCTGATGTCGTCGCCAACCTCGGCCGCGAGGTCGCGATCTACGGCTACGCCGTCATGATCCCGTACATCTCGGCCGGCATCGTCAAGATTTACAACCAGGCGTAACCAGGTCAGGAGTCGACCAACCATGCTTGTCACCGGACAGGAACTGGCCACGAACCTTGGCCTGACCTACGCCGCCGACCCGTTCGATCAGGTCGCCGGCACCGCTGACGAGATCGTTGGTCGACTCCTGACCCCACTGTCCTACGCCAACGAGCCAATCCCAGCCAAGGAAGCCGCGTTGCATGTGGCCACGGAAATTTTCCAGGCCAGATACAGCGCCGGTGGCGAGTCAATCGCCAACGACTTCACCCCAGGCCCATACCGGCTGTCATCGGCCATGACCAGGCGCGTGATGGCCCTGCTGGGGCCATATCTGGATCCCCGGGGGATGGTCGGATGACTGCGCTATCCACCGAGGCCAGGCAGCTGGTCCAATCAGCGTTGACGGCCGCTGGCATCGACAACTACGACGCACCGCCGACGGTGCCGAAGCCCGGAATGGTCGTTGTCATGCCCGATCAGCCGTGGCTCGACATCGAGCGCATCGGATCAAGGCTGAACTACGTTGTGCGGCATCGGCTGCTGCTGCTGCTCGACGGGCGCAGCAACAAGGGCGCGCAATTGCAAGCCGAAGACCTGGCCGAGGAAGTCCTCGAGGCACTGCCCAGTGCATTCAGGGTGACGTATGTGGGGCCACCGAGGGTGGTCGATATCGGCAGTCAAGGCGGCATCCTGGCCGTTGAAATGTCCATCCAAGTGTCAATGAAGGAGTAACAGCAATGCCAGCGACCGCGATTACCGGCAGCCAGTTCACGTTCACCTATAACGCCGTGGCGTACTCCGCTCAGGTCACTGGCGGGACCGTCACGCGGGAAACCTCCGTTACCCGCATCAAGACGCTGACTGATATGGCGTACAAAAACAGTGACGACAACTGCACGCTGGAAGTCTCGTTTTTGTACGACGAGGAAACCGGGTTGGTTGGTGCGCTCAACACGGCGCAGGGATCCGGCACCGCGAACGCCATCAGCCTGGTCGGTGGTGATGCGAAGTGGACCGGCAACATGTCCGTCAGCAGTGTGTCTACCGAGTTTACGGCCGACGGCATCGCCACCTGCTCCGCGACTCTCGAGGGGGCCTTGACGTTCGCTGACGCGCCATGATGCCGGAGCTGCTCGCCAGCGTTGACGGGCACACCCAGGTACTGCGACTGACGAGCGTCGCTGGCCTGGAGCGAATGCAGCAGACGGTGAGCGAGGACAAGAAACCGACGGAGGCCACATCAGCAATGTGCCTCGCGTATTACGCCCTGCACAACGAAAAGGCCACCCTTGAGGAAGTACGACGGTGGGCTGACCTGGTGTGCCTCATGGTGCTGGACTCGCGCAAACCGCCGGACCCTACCTGGCCGGAGTAGGCGCAGCCGTATACCGGCTGGCGGTCCTGCTCCGGTGCCACCCGAACCGCATACGAGATATGAACATCACCG